CCCGAATCTGATAGCTACTGAGAAGTTTCGTGACCGTCATGGTTCACCTTGGGCACGCCGACATTTCTGCTTAGCTTATCCCTCATTAGCTGCTCACTATGATATACCATTTATCTCTGAGTACAAAGCAAAACTTTGGACGTGTATACCTCCGTGCCGTCGCCCTGCTTACTCCATGTCTCGTGTGTCCCAAGAATGTAGAGACTTGATTTATGCTGATATGAAATCCGTTCTGAAAACGAATCTTGCGTGTCGAACTTTTCTGCCGCGTTTCGCAATCTCACAGACCACGTCCTCGTCTTCCTCTGAAGATGAAGACGAAGCGATGCAGCGCAGACTCCGTGACATTGACGAAATGGACGATGCTCAGTATGGTGAGTTGAATTACGCCAGACAAGGTGATGACATGATGTTGCATCCCGACGAGGATTCCGACTACCATTTTGATGACCGTAATGAAATCAATTTGCCGCAACAAGACCACAGTTCGTCTTCGAGTGATGAAATTAACGGCAATAATGGCGAAGCTACCAACGAAGATGATGTTGAAACTGTACAACGGGGACTTCTGCTCCCCATTGAACACGGGAAGCGTAGAGAGGATGAGCGCATGAAACGAGTTACTGAATCTGACTTTGCTCTTCTTTTGTCAGGGAAATCGTGCACATTTTGCGGTTTATTCTATGACGACATTCTTCAGCCATTGACCTCAGTCACCATGGATCGTTCAGGTAATTGTACTTCTTGGTGTCATCAAGCATGCTTTATTCCCCGTGGTAGACCTATTCCCACAAAGCCTGTCCCACTGATCCCAGCTACGGGCCAGTGCTGTTTTGGGGCGATCGTGATGCCATCTTCGACCCCAGGTGATACTATCTTCAATCAAATCATTGCATCCCCCAATGGCACAAAAGACCTCGATGTTCGTGCAACTAGATGCGATTACAATGCGAGTCTGATCGGGAGTTCAACGTTTGCGGGACAGCCTGGTTCTTTAACATACCCGACGGTGCTAGGTTGGGGTGTCAACTGGTCATGCCTGGCTTGGGTTGATCGTGAACCAGTAGGAATAATTCCTTTGGGCACAACTGACAGCAACCGTGAAATGAGAGGCCTAACCACACTCACGATCTACGATGTTAATGAAGCTACAACAATTGTCCCAGAAGGTGCAATCAACTTCAAAGCTGCTCAGCACACAATTGAAACTAAGACAAACGGTTCTATTCCATCAGACGATCAATGGCGACGTGTAAACTACCTCGACGATATCTGGTTCCACACGATCTTCACGCAGCGTCAAGCTTTTGTGTCAAATGTTTCCTCCAACAGATTTATAGCTGGAGTGACATTCACTATGCTAGGACAACCATCCGAGGAGATAGATCAGATCACGTTTCCAAATCCCTTGCCCACCCGTCTGACAAGTATCCAACTAACTGATCAGAACCTGCCAATTTGGGACGGTGAACAGCGTCAAAACATTCCATTAGTACCTCCTCCTTTACCAGCCGAATCTGAACCAATCCTTTGTTCAAAAAAGAAACAGAACCAGAAACAACATGCAGTTAACGGCAATGTTGATAAAATGAACAAAGATTATTGGATGAACCACAATCCATACATTTGGTTGAGGTTGACAGATTCTGTCATCTACGATGATATCGAAGATGAAGAACCCCTCGAAGACATAGATCCGCAAACGGCAGTTGAGCCACGAGTAAAACCAGTTCCAGAGCAGAAGGAACAAGGCACTGGGCAAGGCAAACGCTCCACCACGCAAACAGCTCCACGAACATACGATGAGCGTCAAGTAGACCGAGATAAGTTGCAACAACTTGGAGTGGAAACAGCCAGCGCTATGCACAAACGACAAGAGTACTTTCGAAGTCGTTTTGCCAATGAGCGAAAGGCCGCATGCTGGTTAATTCTCCACGCTGATTCTCGTGAATACGCGTTTAAAACGTTGGAGCGCAATGCAGGGAATTGGTTTAATACGAATTTGGCTAAACATCGTCAGATTGTCTACGCTTTATATCTAATAGAGTACGTCAAGCCTGAAAGTCGACTCGCTACATTCTTCTTTTTGTGCGATTGGGACTTTCGGCTGACCAATTTTTACCAGGGATTGTTGACAGTAAATCTTGAAGAAGTTTTCGAATCATGGTGTTTTTATGCTGAGCATAGACGTGAAAACTCGTTAGCGGTGAAGTGTAATATAATGCGCAAAGAAAAGGCAGGATGCATAGTGGATGAAACCACTGCTGCAGACTTTTTAATTGGTATTGAGCCAAACCCTGGTCCTACAGGTTATGATTTGTACCTTGCTCTTGCCCATAACAAAAAGATGCATGCTGCAAATGGTAATACCAGTATGGGACCTATCGACGAAGCAAAGTATACAGCCAGCCCGAGTGCTTACCCCTCCGAGCATCTGAAAGTCCCTCCCTTAACGGCGGTCCGCACAGTTACGCCGCTTGAGGATGAAATGACCATGATCCGGGGTTACTCCACGTCAGCTGCGGGCACAGGTGTCACAAGTGATAGTTTCATTGGTGATCTCGTCTATAACGTTGAAGCACCTAACAACACAACGACCAACAATGTCTATATCACCGCGCGTGAAACACTTTTTGCTCCATTAAATCTTGGGAACACGGACGCGGTTGACTTTTTTCGGCCTGCATATGTGTCGACATACTCTGGCGATAAGAAACGCAAAGTGTACACTGAATCTCCTTTACTCGCTGAAATCCGTAAAGTCGAAATTCGTTTGAACCCGACAAATACAACGAAGGGCGGATGGTACAACGGCAACATGCTCTTTTTTGGAGATCTAGATGGAGGGGGTGATAACTGGACCTCACACTTTCTCAAGCTTTACTGCTTAGCTTTAGGCAGAGCGACTGCAATTCACGACGTGAGCCGCATTCCTATGCGAGGACCATTCGAACTCTTGGATTCGACAATGCATGCAGAGCTTGTTGCACCTAACGTCGGCTGGCGACCAAACGGAGCGATCAATGCGGCAAAGAACCCCGCGGCCGGTCGTTCTATCTGGGACGATGCCCAAGAGCCAGCTGTATGCTTTCATTCAAACATTTCCTCTGTTCAAGCAAACGAGCAAGCATTTGTAATTGCATGTCCTAAGTTCATTTGCTTTGCATCTGAACCTCAGTTTCAGGCATACCTTCGACTACTAGTGCAGTTTTGGACCGCTGCTCCTTTAAGCTTCAGCGACTGGGATCTTGCAGTGAGACAAGGAGTAAATCCATTTGTATTATGCGCTAGACCATTCTCAAATGTTTTGATTGATGGCTGGCATGGCAACATGAATATACACATCCTCCTCCCTGTCAAACAACAATCACAAGTTTTGCCCACTGGTCAAAACCAAGCCAATGCCGCTGTTTGTCGTACACCCAAAAGTCTCGGAAATGATATAGACATCAGCTTCGATGGTAATCTAAACCCGACCGCATACTATGATTTCATGAATGAGTATATAAATGATCCAGCTGCCTTAAGTGCTGACGATATCATAGCATTTATGAATGAAATGGGAAGATTGCTTGGCGCCACATCGCAAGTGCGAGCTGCCCAAAACTTCGGCAGGTACCTCGCAGCAAGACCCACTCCACTAGTCATTTCACCAACATTTGTCGCGGACCCAGTTGTCACATTCAATGGATTAACGAGTGGTATAACATGTGATCCCACAGGTTTTTCGATAAATACAGTCGCGGATGCTTTTCCAATTGTAGTTACAGTTCCAGATTACACGATGGCAAGTGGTGATGTTATATTGTTTAATAAAATCGTCATGGGTTGTGTCACCTTTGAGGGCGACCCAGCTCCGATGATTAAGTGGTTGAAGAACGAGATGTGGTACTGTATGTTTGAAGCTCGCAGGTTCGGGATGGTCACTCAGCTTTACCATGACACGCTCAAACTCAGTGCAAATGATTTGACCCAAATGTTAGTTCAGACAAACAATAATACATTACGTGCTCACATCTTCAAAATGTGGCAGGCAAAAACATATGACAAGTTTGGCAACATGATGGTTTTTGCTGGGACGATATATAACAATTTCTCAGTTGCGTATATGGGCACAGCACTCGCTCATGATGCCTACGACTTAAATATCATTCATTATCGCCACATGGGACCAGCCTTTCAAGACAGCCCGATAGCCGTGGGCGTACCCGTTCTTGGATTTTTGCTTTCGTTGTACCCTGACGCCTGGATAAATTTCTATTTGAAAAAGACTCTTGTTGATTATACTGAGCCTATGGCAAACAAGCACGCAAATACACTGATGCTAACTGAAGGAATGGAATTTGTCAATGGTATGGACCCAACGCCAAGTGTGAACTTGGTGATGCCAACCCGTCGACCATTGTTCATTCAGGCTGACTCATTTCCGGTAATCCCAGGTGCGGCAGAGGTCCTCAACGACCGATTTTTAACATGGTCTCAACGTGAGGGGTATGCTTTGACATTGATCACAAATGCAAGAGGTAACTTTAACACATACTCTGTCATCGGAGCAAATACGGCAACCGCGACTTGCACTCAAGCTGCGTGGCCCGCTCTTGGACGTCCTGATCCCCCTCCTCTTGCCCGTCAAAGAATTAAAGTTATTCCGAGTTTTGACCCTACTACATGGGATGTGATTAGACGACATCCTTTGAATATCGCAGGTGGGAGCATGGTGAATGATGTATTCTTCGGGCGCAGGCGTGACAACTTCACAAACTCAACCTTCATCGAACGATCTACCTCAGGTTCTCGCCCTATGCCAGGGTTCACTTGTGTTGATGATCCATTTTCGTCCAGCTATGCCGCTCCAGCTAAACCAGAAGTTGATCCTGGCTTGAGCGGTGCTATGATTACTCCAGCTCTTTTAAAAGAGCCTGGGGGTTAATCTCTGACCAAGATGACTCCCACCCGTTTTTACAGGTCTACTTGCACAATGTTAATTTCGAGCTTCTGCGCTACCTTTTGAAGGACGCACCCGACAAAGCAACAGATTCAATACTTGCACGTTTAATCTCCAGAAACTACCCTGGCCCGTTAGCCTTCGCAGGACGTGAAGATGGCGGTTTCATCCCGGACCCAAGACTGAAAGATATTCTTTCAGTGTCTGAAGCGGTGAGATCAGTTAAGTTTGAGGGAACTCGTAAAAGCGAATCATCCGCACTTTTCAGTGCGTGGTGGCACGATGAATGTCGTGACGATGAAATTGCCCAGACCATATATCCTTTCCGGGCAAAAGGAGACAAGACATTGAGACGAACTCGTTTCCATGATGCGTTCAAAGCGTACTCTGCTGATTCTAGATTGAAGCTGGTACTAAAAAAAGCACAAGGAATGGATTACATTCGATGTCTTAACACAACTCATTATCTAATGGGGCTGGACGAGTGGTTTGGTGTTGAACGCTTACTACTCGAGAGCACAATAGACGAAATGGACAAAATGTGCTCCGCACTCTCAGACAAACTCAAAAGCTCAAATTGTGAATTCGGATGGCAACGATTCGCAGAATTGAAATGTCTCACGGGCTATAGACTCGTTCCGTGGCCAGGATTTGATCCTGAGGAACAGACTCGCACATTAGCTGAAGGTGGTAACGAGCACAGGATGTACCGCTCTTTCAGCCAATGGTTTGTCATGGCAACCCAGACTTCAACAGCAAAGCCGGTTTCGTATATGTCACTGCGCAGATGGATTGAAGATGGAACATGGCTAACGGCAGGTTCGAGTTCAGTAGGAAAACTTGAAGTTGAATTTGGAGGTAAGATGTATAAAGTTAAATGCAGAAAGAACTTTGTCAAGGACGTTGTTACGGTCGATGAGTTGTACGCACTTTCAACCACAGGTAAACAGGTAGCGACGGCGTTTAACAAGTGTGAGCTTGGGAAAGTACGAGTAGCTGTATGCAGCGACATAGGAACATACTTGATCATGAGTTGGTTCGTGGCGATGACTGGATCAACG